CTCGACGCATACTTCAAACTCAGGTGCGCACGCCCGATGCCTCTGTACGGAGTACCGGGTCTAATCGATCACTTCTAGCAACGGCGAACCGATGTCGAAGGTTCTGCCAAGGGCAGTTCTTCGACGTCGGGGCGGCGTAACACTAAGGGAAACAAGATGGATCCAGCAATCGTAGGCGGCGCACTAACCGGCCTCGGCTCTGTCGTCGGTGGATGGTTCGGCTCAAAAGGACAAGAATCCGCAAACGCGGCGAATCTCCAAATCGCCCGCGAACAAATGGCGTTCCAGGAACGAATGTCTGGAACTGCCTATCAACGCGCAGCAAAAGACCTCCAGGCGGCGGGCCTCAACCGCGTACTCGCCCTGGGAAACTCTGCGAGCACACCACCTGGCGCTAGCGCCACAATGCAAAACGCAAAAGCCGCACTCGGCGCGGGCATCGGCAATGCCGTCCCCGCTGCCGTTAGTACGGCACTCGCGGCCGCTCAGGCTAGAAAAACCAGCTACGAAGCTGACGTAAACGAACCCAAAGCAATAGCAGCGCGAGCTCTATCCCGGCTCGCCAAAACTGTCGAAAAACCTATAAATGAGGCAATCGACCAAGCGGTTCCCGTCGCTAGGGAAATGGTAGACAAAGGTATCGCCAAACTCTCGGATTTCGAAGGCTTCATGTCCGGCGAAAAAGTACCCTCTGGCGATCCGATAAACTCCGGTAAAAAAGGCTTTGGCAATCCAGGCAAACGCACGCCGGAACAAAAGGCACGAGCGGAAGTACTGCTCGCTGCCATAGCCACTTACCAGGGAATCGTAGAATCCAAAGGTGGCGACAAACTCTCGAAAGAAGAAAAAAAGAAAGTCTGGCTTATGGCCCAGAAGAAAGCGGTATCAGACCGCGCTAACCGAAAGGAAAAAGAACGTGCCAAAGGCAAAAAGTAGGCCACACGCAATGAAATTCACTCAACCGAGTTTGACGAGGCAATCGTTCAAAGACGAATGCGACGTCAATCAAATCGTCAAACGCTATACCGAAACCGGAATGATCAATCACATTCCCAGGACACCCCCTCAATATGGCGATGCCCCGGAAGGGGACTTCCTCGAAGCCGCGATAGTAAACGCGGATATCGCCTCACAAATCGAGGCAGGAACCCTCGATATGGACGCTGTAGCGTCCGAACCGGAAGCGGAGCCAACGTCCGATCCGGCACCCGAAAAGGCCGAACAGGCCTCTCAGGAGCCGTCAGGCGACTCGTCAAGCACGCCCGAACAAAGTGCTTGACGCGCAGATTATCCTCTTGTATATAATCTGCTAGGTGACAAAGGGGCGACACACCCACAGTCACCGCACAAACAAACGTTTGTTTGTAAACAAACGTACAACTGCCCGGAGGGCACATGAGACGGAACAAAATGAAAAAACGTAAGTCACGCCGGCTATTCAGTAAAACCGCCAGGAAGGTTCACCGGAAAAATATGCCTGGTAAAATAATGCGCGGCGGCATCCGACTCTAAAAAAAAGGCCCGGAGCTCGACCCAGCCCCGGACCTAAAAGGCAGAAACAAATCATGGCTTGTCTCTACCCTAAACCAGCTTACCTCAGCACTGAAGGTAAAGTCACATTCGTACGACATGAAAAAGCTCTTGGTTGTAGTGGCTTTATCCACATCCGTTGCGGCATGTGTAATGGTTGTAAAGCAGACCATGCCCGCGACTGGGCCATCCGCTGCTACCACGAATCACAAATGCATCATGTCTCGTGCTTCGTCACCCTTACCTACGACGAAGCCCATCTCCCCGCCTGCGGCTCACTCGACAAACGCGATCTCCAACTGTTCTGGAAAAATCTCAGAGCAAAATTAGGGGTTCCGATAAGGTACTTCGCCGCGGGCGAATACGGCACAAAAAAAGGCCGACCCCACTATCACGCAATAATCTTCGGATGGATGCCTTCAAAAAGGTATCCCGTTGACATCTCCGAAAAAGGCCATATTCAATATACCCACCCGATCCTTAAGGACGCGTGGCAAAAACGAGGGCGAATCGTATTCACCGATTTCGATCCTTCATGCGCTCGTTACGTAGCGCACTACACGGCAGACAAATTAAAATCTTATGCTGCCGATTCAATCGACCCAGAAACAGGACTACGACCCTATGAAAAACTCGACATACAAACCGGCGAAATATGGCAACTATGCCCGGAGTTCCAAGTATCATCCCTCAAGCCAGCGATCGGACTACGTTGGCTTGAATCTAACTTCCGCGAGGTCTTTCCAGCTGACTCAGTGGTTATGGATGGCAAAGAGTATCCGCCACCTCGCTTCTACTACAAATGGCTTAAAGACAATCAACCGGACCTCTGGGCCGAGGTCAAAGCCAAACGCCTTAAAGCAAACGCTGACCTACCTTACGAAAAAGGCCTCCGCCTTCACCAAAAAGCGCAAGCGGTAAACGCACGACTCACAAAATACAAACGACCAACACACTCAAAGGAACAAAAATGATTCACAATGTGTTCACAATCTATGACGCGAAAGCGGAAGCTTACCTTCCTCCCTTCATCCTTCCGAAAACCTCAATGGCAAAACGCACGTTCTCAGACTGCGTAAATTCAAAAGATCATCAATTCGGAGCTCATCCCGAGGACTACACTCTGTTCATGATCGCCACGTTCGACGATGAAACCGCGCAGTACAAACTCTTATTGACACCCGAAAGCCTTGGACTCGGTGTCGAATATGTTATAAATTCGCCTGATACGGAAACTTCCAAGGCGGACCAAAATGGCGCGGAAATACGGCAAATCGAAGGGTAATCACACATTCTCACAAGTACCCAAAGCTCAAATCCCACGGTCATCCTTCGACCGTTCCTCTAGCCTTAAAACTACGTTCGATGCTGGGTACCTGGTACCCATCTTCATCGACGAGTGTTTACCAGGCGATACATTCAACCTGTCAGCCTCCCTGTTTGGGAGGCTGGCGACTCCAATCAAGCCGCTCCTTGATAACCTTTACCTGGAATCGCAGTGGTTCTTCGTCCCAACTCGCTTACTGTGGGACCACTGGGAGGAGTTTAACGGCGCTCAAACAAACCCCGCCGATACGACGGACTATTCAATCCCCACGATCGCCCAGGCAACTAACACTCATACCGGAACGGGGACACTCTGGGATTACTTCGGCCTTCCGACGGGATTGATCCCGAACGAGGTCAATGTTTCGGCACTCCCGTTCCGTGCAATGTCCCTGATCTACAATGAATGGTACAGGGACCAAAATTTGCAGGATTCGTATAACGTCCCGCTTGGGGACGGTCCCGATACTCTCTCGTTTGCTCCGGCCAGCAGCACCCAGATAATGGGTGGACTAATGCGCCGTGGCAAACGTCACGACTATTTCACTTCTGCTCTTCCGTGGCCTCAAAAAGGCGATCCGGTTACGGTCCCGCTTGGCGATACTGCGCAGGTGATCGCTGATCCTGCCACGGACGGCGTACCCCAATTTCAGGTCGGCACCGCGTCCGGTCCTCTTCAGTCCAGGCTAACTACGGATTTCGTACACTGGCAAACGGATGGCTCGGGCACAACCGACGCCGGTTGGGAAAATCCCAAGCTAGTGGCCGATCTCTCTGCAGCCACCGGCTTCACAATCAATCAACTTCGACAGTCTTTCCAAATCCAACGCTTACTCGAGCGCGATGCTCGAGGCGGAACCAGGTACGTCGAAGTACTCAAATCACACTTCGGGGTTACATCACCCGACGCGCGACTCCAACGCCCCGAGTTTCTCGGTGGCTCTTCGCAAATGATCTCCATCGCGCCGATCCCTCAGCAATCTCCCTCCGACATCGCTGTCGATCTCACCCCGCAGGGTAATCTGGCGGGTATGGGAGTTGTCTCTGCGAAAGCAGGCTTCACCAAATCCTTCGTGGAACACGGCTACGTAATCGGCCTGGTTAACGTCCGGGCCGATCTTACCTACCAACAGGGACTCAACAGGATGTGGTCCCGTCAATCTCGCTTCGATTTCTTCTGGCCCGCGCTTAGCCACTTGGGCGAGCAGGCCATTCTCAATAAAGAAATCTTCGCCCAGGGAACCGTCGAAGACGATAACGTCTTCGGCTATCAAGAATCTTGGGGCGAATATCGTTACAAACCGTCCCAGGTCACAGGCATCATGCGGTCAACCGCATCTGCCTCCCTCGATGTCTGGCATCTTGCCCAGGACTTCGAGAATCTACCTACACTCTCTGCCGAGTTCATCGAGGACAATCCACCTATCGACCGCGTAATCGCGGTCCAAACCGAACCTCACCTCTTACTCGACGCATACTTCAAACTCAGGTGCGCACGCCCGAT